TGTGGATGCAGACTTTGCAGCTAACCAAGTTGCGCTGCAAACCGCTCTAGATAAACTTGAGAGATCTCCAGCTTATAAGCGGTGGCTCAAGAGTGTTGAGATGGGACCGGGTGCTGGACGCGCACTTCTGGAAACAGCAATTGTTGCGGGAGCTGATGGTCAGATCGCTCCCCCAATGGAACAGCCTGTTGAGGAAGTTAACGATTCACCAGCACTGCAAAGTCTGATCGAAAGCATGGACCCTAATGTGTCAACCAGAGTGCAGGAGGTGGCCCAGTAGGCTACCCCCAATCCTTAAAGTGACCTAGCTCTTCGTTTTCGTTCCAGCCATCATTGTATTCTTTTAACTGTTCTTCAGTTAGATCCACGACTTTGTAGCCGTGTCCAGTTCCGTTTGGCCAATAGTGTGGCGAGTAGCTGCGCCCGTAGTAGCTGTCTGCGCCGCCACGATCATGGGGTGAGCCGTGTGATTTGTTGAGTTTCATCATTAGTAATCCTCCCCATTTACTTTCACTTTTGTGGGGCGCTGGATGATGGTTTGCTTTACGCCATCACGGACGCCATGCTCTTTGACTTTGGCCATGAAAGTCACTTGAGCGCCTTTGCCCCAGTATTGTGTGCCTTTGTAAATGATGACGTTGTCATCAGCGTCACGGCAAATGTGAAGGTGTGATGTGCCATAGATGCCTTCCAGATCCACGATATGCTTCACTGCGACAGCGAAAGCCTGACGCTCGCCCACTGTGCCAACAAACTCGCACTTGCCATCTCTGGTGGCCCACTCAGCGGCTTGTGCGGCACGTTTGTCCAGAACCTTAACCATAGCGTTACGCATATTTTTGGTAGGTCTGCCGTATTTTTCGATACCGCCTTTAACGGCTGGGAAAAAGCCTTCGTCTTTGGAGCTGTAGCTAACCAAGAAATCGATGATCTCTTGGGCGCGGTCATCAGATTCAATCCAAAATTTCTGCTGAGAATAAGCATAGTTTGCCAGCTTGCGAGCTTCGATTGAAGGGTAATAGCTATGCTCATATTCGTGTGTCGGGTCGTATGCCATGTTAAGTTCCTCTCTCTCTATACATTATATATAGTGACACTTGTCACAGATTACAATGGGGGGTAGGCAAAAAAGGGGCCGAAGCCCCAATTTATTTATGCTGCCTTTTTTTGTTGGTGCTGCTCGATTTCTTGGAGTTTCCAAAACACTTCTTGCCAGTCGTATGAGCAGTGGCCTTCGATTACACCAAGATCGACATAGTCATCTTCACCTTCGTAATCGATCCAGTATGAATTATCTCCATAGCCAGTACGCTCAATGCTGATCTCCATGCCCAGCTTCTTAGCGAGGCTCTGAGCCTTGGAACGATAGTTGCGGTTAGCATCAACGCTCTTGGCTTTCTTGGCCTCTGGTGGCGTTGTGATGGCCCCAGTGGAGTGAAGCTCGTAGACGTTTGCCACACGCGCTCTGCGCTTGACGCGCTTGTCACGGACAGACGTTGGACTGCCAAGAATGCCACAGACGATGCGACGACCTTGGACCAACTGCCAGTGCCACCCAGCGATGATCAAGAACACGCGATCAGCAGTGCGCTCTTTGACTGTGGCTTTCAGCCATCCAGCAAGCGTCGGGCCTTTGCTGCGGCCCAGCTTCATGCCGAATGACTGGTACTCGCTCTTGATGCCACACATCGCCAGTGCGTCTGTGACCTCGCGAACTGAAGATCCTCTGATGGCCTTGCGGCCACCAACGTGACGGATCAACCGTGCTGCCTCACCAGTGGCCATCCCAGTGATGGCGCTGATGACGGATGGGCCACAATAGCGGTTGGTGTCACCGCGCTGGTGGTTGACTGATTTGATGTTTACGTTTTTCATATTACACTACCTCCTCAAGCCATTCGATGCAGCGATCCCATTGCTGCCAATTGTCAGTCAAGCTGATGTCGAACCCTCCAGCATCAATCACATTTTCCAGATAGATGACTTTGTCCACCTCAAGAGCGTATTGGTCTTTGACCGATTGTGTTGCCAGTACTTGGATTGCTTTTTTAGTAATTTTCATTTTGGTTTCCTCTCTCTCTACACAACTAATATATGACATCTGTCACAGATTACAAGAGGGTTGGGGAAAATAATTTCCCCTTTAGATCAAATATTTTTGCCTGCCTTCCGTAAATTGCTGGTAAATGACCTCAATTCTTCACGCGCATAAAACAGTTTCTGTTGCGCATTATTTGGCGCATCCTTGCGCAAGCTATCGTCCTGCGCCCGGTCAACCTGAGATCGCAGCCACTGAAGCTGTGACGCCTGAAAGGCAGTTAGATCAGTATCTGTCATACCGCAAACCTCTCCAGAACTAAGGCCACAACAAATGACGCAACAAGCGCCCCCCAGAACGTCAGAAACTTGATGTGCTTACGCTCCAAAAACAATGGCTCCATGCCTTCTTCATTTTCCATTTTTTAGCTCCAATACTTTCTTGGACGCATCCGCTGCGCCCTTCCCAACGATCACGCAGTGACCGATTCTTTCAAGGTAGGCGATCATTTCCTTTTGATCTGGGGAAAGTCGCCCACCACTTGCCCTTTTCATCTCAACCCACAAGTTCCACTCAGGAACAAACAGGTCTGGAACCCCAGCCACAACACCCTCTGCCTTGAACTTCTTGCCAGCAGAGATCGATCTCTTGCCCCCATTTGGAACAGCAAAGATCAAAACCCCTGCAAACTTAGCTCGAAACCAATTAACAAAACCCACCTGTTCATCATGCTCAGAAGGGTATGTCTTCGAGGTCGCTGAGATCAGCGTAACCGCTCTGCGTCTTCGCCTCATATTTTTTCTCCACTTGAGTATAATCAAACTGCACAATTTCTTTGTACTTCGGGTTGTGACTGGATGGCTTCACCTTTATTCGGCTTGGCTGTACCCAATCTCTTGCCTCATCCAAGGCATCACCAGTTGTGTTAGCAGTAGCTCCCAGCAACGACTTTCGAGCTTGATACCGTCCCGCTGCATAGCCCCCGTGATCTGGGCAAAGCCATTCCGAAACCTCTTCAAAGAAGCCATAGCTGTATGTCACTCGAATGCTGTCTGGCTTGCCTTCCTTCTTATGCCGCCGATAGCTCACGTTATCCACATCAACCCACTCAGACTGCACCTGTGAGGATAGCATGGCCCCACGATAGCTGCTTGAGCTGTGGTTGAGTGTCGGGGCAGGGAACTCAAACCCGCATTCAGGGCAGATCTGACAGGCCGCATGAACCATCGTCTGGCATTTGCCGCACTGCTTGGCAGGAGCCTCACCATCCCCACCCGACATTTTATCTTTAGGCTTCACCTGATCGATGAACCCGTGACGCTCGACGTTCTGCCCGTAATCCAAAATCAGGCAGTCTTTCTTGCCATCAGCAATCCGTGTCCCGCGCCCCACCATCTGAACATACAGGCCAGTCGAAGCTGTCGCTCGAACAAGCGCAACCAGATCCACCTCTGGATGATCGAACCCAGTGGTCAGCACGTTCACATTAATTAGGCAGCGCAGCTTCCCACTCTTGAAGTCGGCAATGGTCTTCTCTCGCACAGCCCCACTGTCTGAACCTGTGACAACACCCACATCGATGCCGTGATCCTCGAACTCATCCGCCAACATATTCGCGTGGTTGACCCCGCTGCTGAACACCAGCCAGCTCTTTCGATCAGACCCAAGATCGATAATCTCTTCGACAGTGGCAGCAACCAACTCTGGATCAGACGCAGCAGTCGCAAGTTGGCTTTCGATAAACTCGCCTCCTCGCTTGCCAACACCCGTCAAATCAATCTGCCTAACGCCACCTTTCGAGATGACCGGGGACAAGTAACCTTGCTCCATAAGCATGGCCACAGGTATGTCATGGGCGATCCCGTCAAAGATCGCGCCCTTGCCCTTATGCAAGTATCCTGTGTCCAGTCGATACGGCGTGGCCGTCAGTCCAACCACCTTCACCAGTGGATTGCAGACCTTCAGATCAGTGATGAACCTGTTGTATCGTGTCTCGCTGTTTTTAGGCAGCAAGTGCGCCTCATCGATCAGAACCAAGTCAGGGGCAGGCACAATGTCATACGCCCTCTCCCAGACGCTCTGGATGCCTGCAAATGTGATCGGGCGGTCTAGAACCTTTTGCTTTAAACCTGCGCTGTACATGCCAAAATCAGCCTCTGGGTATAGCTTCAGCAGTCCACTTGCGCCTTGCTCCAGTAGCTCCTTCACATGCGTCACCACCAAGACCCGTGTGCCGGGGAAGCTCATGGCATCCATGATGATCTGCGCGATGATCGCAGTCTTGCCAGAACCAGTCGGAGCAACAATCAGAGGATTGTCCCCAGCCTTGCCAGCCCAGTAATTGTACAGGCCATCGACAGCTTCTTTCTGATAATCTCGAAGTTCAAACGTCATTTACAATTCTCCCTAGAAAATCATCCGCGTCTTGCACGGCTTTGCTTATCCCGTGCTTGCTGATTTCATCTTCAACCTGCGAAATTAAATACTCAACCAGACCAGCTTCGATCTCAGCATTGATGATCGGCCAATGATTGGCGCGTTTCTTCTGGATGATGAAGTTAATCATAATGATGGCGATCTCTTTGTCGGTAATGTTACCCGGCATAACATCCAACATGATCGCAACCACTTCGCCTAATTCTTCGCGGTTCATGTCTGCATCCTCCCGGCAAATATCTCACGGCTGTTACCCTTGTTTCGGATAACCTCGCCTGTATCTTGATCCTCATATTCGACAAAATCATCCCCGGCGTCCACCACCTCGAAATCTTTCGGCATGATCTGAGGGATGTACAAATGCTCATCACAGGTCACGACAGGCTTGCCCTTCGCGCAGCTCCACGTCCCATCCTTCTCAGGTGTCACATGGCTGCATGTCCGACAGCTAACCTCTGGAATCTTGCACCCGTGGCACACAGCCCAGTACGGGCAAAACTTGCACTGCCAGTTGCTGGGATCTTCATGCAGCTTCGCCGGGGGTAGCGTGGAATACACAATGCCCTCTGCCTTGCTGACCAGCATCTTTGCCTCTGCCTTGTCCAGCTTGATCCGCTCGCCGTAAATCTCATCTGTATTTTTATTCACAGCCAAAAAGTAGCAGCGTTCCATGCCAGCCAAGTGCATACCAATCTGGCACTGCGCCCAGTAAATCGGCTTTGATTTCTGAACACCCATGTTTTTTGTGGTCTTGAAGTTCTTATCGTTCATCGTCTTGAACTCAAGCGTGTGAGGCTTTTTGCTTTCCTTGAAACCTTCCCCAACGCCATCCAAGCTCAGTGCAAAGTGGCCACCACAAGCCTCGAACCTGACCT